GATGCTCGTAACCATACCAGCCGATGTCAACGGTTGGCAAGTCTCCACCTCTTTTTGCTTGCTTCAAAATTTTCATCAGAACCCTCCAAATATGCTTGCCTGGTACACCTGCCCGAATTGCCTCACCGCCGCGCGCTTCATCGCCGCACGGGTTTCCGCCATGTCTGCGTAGTCCATGAGATAGGGGGATGATAGCCGTCCGACACTAAAACGTGATCGGGGTAAATTGTCAGCGTCCATACGCCAAACTTGACAACATTACGCATTAGAAGCCTCCGAACATCGACTGCTGATACACCGTGCCAAACTGCCTCGTGGCCGCCCGTTCTTCGCCTGTGAGTTCCATCACTCTCCCCCCTTCCCCGCGGGTAGAGGCCAATACCGAAGCACCGTACAGTCAAGGCAGCGAAATCTTGTA